GTCGGAGGTATTCGGGAGCGACGGGCGAGGCAATGACGATTCCGGAACTGGTTTCGGAGATGAAGGGCAACGAGCAGTACGGCAGGCTGTTTGAGTCGGAAGCTCCGTCAGGTACGAGTGCGGTTCCGCCGTCTCCGTCAGGTCGTCGAGTTGCCACTCCCAAGCAGGAAATGAACTCAGTTGACAAAATTTCGGCAGGGTTGCGAAAGGGTCAGTTTGTCCGCCCCGGTCAGGGGTAAAAACTAGAGAAGACGGGCATTAGTTACGGCCCGTTGCCCGGCTGCTATGCTGGTGAAAGCCAGGCTCTCACTTACCAAAACTCACTTACCCCGGACAGGGGTCGCTGACCCGGAGCTTACAGTTGTGGACGATACCTACTGGCAAGGCCGAAAAGACCTTGAGTATTACCGAACGGTACACAGGCTCGCAGCACGCCATTGCCCAGACGGTACGTCGCTGCTTGACGTAGGCGGCGGCGTGGGGCTGGGCTGTCGCTACCTCGAATGGTTTGGCGAGTTCACGAGAACCTCGGTCGAAACGCCAACGAGAGATTGCATCCTGGACGGGGTGAGAGTCGTGCATTCCGACTTCGCGGACTGGGAGCGGGATTGCGAATACGATTTAGTGTTGTGCTTGCAGGTTTTGGAACACATTCCCGACGCTGAGTCATTTGCCCGGAAGATTTTCGAGTCTGGCCGAGTCGTGATAATCTCAGTGCCGTATATGTGGAAATCCGGCGTATGCAGCGAGCATGTACACGATCCAGTAAACGAGGAAAAGCTGCAAGGCTGGACGGGGCGAAGCCCCACAGAAAGCTGCCGTGTAGATTCTAGGCTGGTGGCTGTATTTGCGTAGGGTCATTTCCGCTGTCGGGTATTTCACAGACGTGTTGACGTGATTCCGCACCATTGGTACTTTGTGGTCTTAGTTAGCCCAAGCGACTTTGGCTGACTCTTTTATCCAGAGCGATTCTGGAAACAGATCGAGCGATTCGTTCTTTGTGTTTTCCCAATTTCTCTGTGTGAAAGGTCTATCCTATGTCGTCTATTTCTCTGATCCAATCTGCCGATCTGGCTCAAGATGATCTCGTATCGGGCATCATTGAAAACATTATTACTGTCAACCGTATGTTCGAGGTTCTGCCCTTCGACGGTATCGACGGTAACGCTCTTGCCTACAACCGTGAAAATGTCATAGGCGATGTAAACGTCTACGGTGTTGGCGGTGTGATCGGCACAGGTGGCGTTGGTAAGTCACCTGCCACGTTCACTCAGGTTACCAGCAATTTGACGAGCATCATTGGTGATGCCGAAGTCAATGGTCTGATCCAACAGACTCGATCTGGTTGGAACGACCAGACAGCGGTTCAGATTGCCAGTAAGGCAAAGTCCGCTGGTCGTAAGTATCAGGACATGCTGATCAACGGAACTGGTGCGTCCGAACAGTTCTCAGGTCTGTTGGCGTTGGCTGATGCGGCTCAGACTGTGGACCCTGCTACGGATGGTGCGGCTCTGTCCTTTGCGTTGATGGATGAGACCCTCGACCTGGTCACCGACAAGGACGGCCAAGTTGACTACATCACCATGAACGCTCGACCTCTGCGGTCCTACATGGCACTGCTCCGCGATCTGGGTGGGGCTTCCATCAATGAAGTGGTCATGTTGCCAAGTGGTGCTGAGGTTCCGGGATACCGAGGCGTTCCGATCTTCCGCAATGACTGGATTCCAATCAACCTGACTCATGGGGCTACCACCACTTGCACAACTGTGCTGGCAGGTACTCTGGATGACGGTTCACGTCAGCACGGTATCGCCGGGCTGACTGCCGCAAACTCTGCGGGTATTCAGGTCGTTGATGTCGGAGAGTCTGAAACTAAGGATGAGCATATCTGGCGTATCAAGTGGTACTCTGGACTGGCCTGCTTCTCGCTGAAGGGTCTTGCGGCTCTGGAAGGCGTGACGAACTAGACCTAGCTCGCTGCCGCCTGCGGTTCCGCCATCCCCTTCGGGGCCGCAGGCTCTTTTTTTTACTCTGGAGAACTCGATGAAGATATATTTGGCGGGTCCACGAGCAGGTACGACTATTTTACTTCAGGGCGTTCAATTCGTGAGCGGGATTGCGGAAGTACGTGCAGAGGACGAGGGACTTCTCAAGTATATGCGTCGTTGTCATCAGGCGTTTCCGGAAGGTTCTGCGGAACTGGAAGAAGCGTTGGATAAGTTTGGGGGCAGGGGTATTTATCATGGCGTCAGTAACCTTCCAGACAACACATCAGGGAACGCATCTAAAGTTCAGCCGACTGGGAAAGAGTCTTCCCCGAAAGCCGCAACTGACAAGCCAGCAGATGATTCAACCAGTGCCGGGAGTAGCGGGAGTGTGGCCGAGGGGAACGGACAAAAAGACGCCGGGGTGGGTCTCGTAGACATGATCCGAAAGGGATGTCTTCAGTTGGACCCGGACAATCCTGACCACTGGGCAGGTTCTAGCGGCCTGCCTACTGCTACTGCCATGTATTCGGTATGTCCTCGGAAAGATGTTTCACGTAAAGCTATCGCCAAGCACGCTCTGACACGCGAACAGGTTCGTAAACTTAAAACGGGGTAGTGAGAAATGGCGTTCGTTTTCACCGTTGACGATGGGACTGGCCTTACCGGGTCCAATTCATACGTTTCGGTATCGGACACTGACGACTACCACACGGGCCGTGGGAACACGTCCTGGACGGATGGCTCCATTACGGATGCGTCCAAGGAAGACGCCTTGGTGCGGGCTACGGACTACGTGGATAAGCGTTTTGGTTCCAAGTATCGGGGTTGGAGGAGCAGTACGACACAGGCTCTCCAGTGGCCGCGAACCGACGCCGAAGACGATGCCGGATACCTATGGACAGGTATTCCCACAAAACTGAAACAGGCTGTGGCAGAGTATGCGTTGCGTGCTTTGGAAGTGCATGAATTATCTCCCGATCCACTGTCTCCGGTCCCGTCACAGTCACATCTCTTCGGAACGACTCGTGACCTGAGTGCAAGTGGGGAAATTTCAAGCAAGACAGAGAAGATCGGTCCCATCGAGGAGACTACGGAGTACAGGGACGTACAGGCCAGCGTTACAGCCGCAGGGTTGAATACGAAGTCAAGTCTGGTCTCGGACTACAACATTCCGGAGTACCCAGCGGCGGACATGCTGCTTGACGAGTTGATAGGCAGTGCCGTTTCTCGCCGTGTGGTACGGGGGTGATCTATGGCGAAAGACTACTCTGCGTTACAGGCGAAGGCTCAATCTCTGATTACAAAGTTTGGACGGACAGTAGTTTTGGTTAAGGAGTCAAGGACAGCCACAGACGCAAGTGCGCCGTGGTTGGGAACGAGTACGACAGACACCGAAGTTTCGGCGTCGGCTGTTTATGTTCCGCTGACAGGTGACCAGCCAGTGACACTGTCCGAGATGGTGGAATCTGCTGGTCTTACCCGGCGGGCTGATTCTTTTCTGGTGGGTGCTGTTTCCGGTCATGATCTCAGAACATTTCAGAAAGTTCAGGACGGTTCAAGAGTTTGGCGGATCACGCATGTCAACGTGGTTCGCCCAGGTGAGACGGTACTTCTTTATCAGGTTGAGGTGGATGGCTAATGCCGACTCCCAGTGTGGCCCGAACGGACATCTACTTAGCGGTGAAAACCGCTTGGGATGCCGGTGCGGCTACGACGGGAAAAACCTTGTTGTGGGACAACGTAACGGGGGATGTTCCACAGGCTGAAGATGGCAGTACGGGCGATCCGGAACTGTGGGGTGCTGTTCGGGTAGTCAACAATTCATCGGAGATACGATCCCTGAAGGGCGACGGTGGAATTCGCAGGTTCGAGCGGACTGGTCTTGTCATAATAGAGGTGTTCAGTCCGGCTGGAGATGGTCTATCATCTACGGACGACGCGATCAAAATTCTGCTGGATGCACTTGAGGGCAAAACGACAACAAACAACGTAATTTTCCGTTCCGGGTCGGTTCGTGAGGAAGGTCTTTCAGGACCGTGGTTCCTGACAGTCGTTACGGCCAATTTCGAGTATGATGAGGTAAAGTGACATGGCTGCTGTTTCCAAAATCGATTCAAACGTAACGGGTCTTCGTATTGCAAAAGAGAGTACCATCGGAGTCCTTCCTGGGACGCCCATCTGGTATCCCCTAGAGCCTAACAGCTACGGCGATTTTGGTGGCAACGTCACCACGGTCGCCCGTGAAACGATCAACGATGCTCGTTCACGCCAGAAGGGCGTAACAACCGACGTGGAAGCGTCTGGTAACCTTGAGTCGGACATGACTCAGGACAGTCTTGAGCATCTGTGGGAAGGTTTGTTCTACGCTGGGTATGCGAAAAAAGCAGAGCGGTTCAACAACCACACTGAGGATTCCGTAATCACGCTCGTAGATGCCACCACCCAGGATTTTACGTTTACGACAGGCGACGTGTTTCGAGCGGGCGACCTCGTATTTGCCAGCGGCTTTACTAACGCTGGCAACAACGGCCTGCATCTAGCTAACACTGTTTCCGGCGCAACGTCTCTTTCCGTCACGTCTTCGTTGGTAGACGAAGCGGCCCCTGCCGCACTGGCAAAGCTGGTCACCGTGGGCTATGAGTTCGCCACAGGCGATGCCACCATCGTGGTAAGTGGAACGCTTCCTCAGATCGTAAGTTCTGCCAAGGACATGACCGAACTGGGGCTTACCCCCGGTGAGTTCATTTACATTGGCGGCGATGCTGCGGATGAGAAGTTCTTTACCGCTGCTGACAACGGCTGGGCCAGAGTTCGATCTGTTTCATCCACTGCAATTACTCTGGACAAGACCTCTGCCGTCATGACTGCGGATGACGGCACTGACGACAACTCCGGTGGAACGGGCCAGACGATCCGAATCTTCTTCGGTCGAACGGTCCAGAACAAAGTTGGTTCCAACATTGTTCGGACGACCTACCAGCTTGAGCGTAAGCTCGGTGCTGCTGACGATGCAAACCCCACGCACATTCAGTCTGAGTACCTGAAGGGTTCCTGCCTGAATGAGATGACGATCAACATCCCAACGGCGGAAAAGGTCACTACTGAGACGACCTTCATGTCGAAGGACGTTGAGCATCGGGCCGGTGCAGCGTCGGGCAGTGAGGCTTTGAAGTCGGGTACTCGTCCCACGCTGGTCAGCATGGAAGCCTTCAACAGTAGTTCTGACGTGGCACGGATTCGTCTGGCCGGAGTCAGTGCGACCGATGAGTTTCCGACTGCGTTGTTCTCGTTCGTAATGGAAGGTTCCGTCTCGATCAACAACAACAACGCTCGGAATCAGGCACTGGGAACAGTCGGTGCGTTTGACTATTCCGCTGGTACGTTCGAGGTGAGTGCTGAAGTTACGGCCTACTTCCAGAACGTAGCGGCCCTGACTTCGATTCGTAACAACGACGATGTTACATTGGACATCACGATGGTGAAGGACAACGCCGGTTTGGCGATTGACCTTCCTCTGCTGACGTTGGGTGGTGGTCTGGCTCAGGTCGAACTCAACGAGCCTGTCAAGTTACCACTGACGGCAGATGCTTCTCAGGCTACGAGTGTTGATGCGGCGTATACCCACACAGCGAAAGTCTGTGTGTTTGATTACCTCCCAGATGCTGCCGAATAGGAGCAGGAATGAGTCTGTACGAAGATTTTAAGACGAGCGACCTACTGGAAACAAAAGGCGTTCGTTTTGAGAACGCTACCTATGCGTACACGCTGGCTCGAAGCGGTGGGGCGAACAAGAGGTTCAACAAGCTGTTTGAACGACTTGCACGTCCACATCGTCGCCAGATGGACAACAACACACTGCCGGAGAAAACTGCCGAACGCATTATGTACCAGGTCTATGCGAAGACTATCGTTCTTCGCTGGGAGACACTGAGGGACGAGGAGTGGGTGGACGGGGTTGAGCAACCGGGCGGTGAGATCGTCCCGATGTCCGAAGAGGTACTGGTGCAGTTGTTCCAGGACTTGCCTGATCTTTTTGCCCAGATCACGGACGACGCAAAGGACGTGGCGTACTTCCGACAAGCTGACATGGAGTCTGACGCGGGAAACTGATTGCGGTCCTGCAATACCAGATTGAGCAAGGGCCGTATGAGTCTAAGATTCTGGATGCCTGTGAGGCGTCGGGAGAACCGATCCCTAAGAAGATTTTAGAGAAGCCGGTCATGTGGCCGGGTCTGGACTTCTATCTGTCTGCATGGCAGGAACTGAGTTATGATAGGTCGATGGGTTTTGGAGTTGGTCCGATCCCATCGGCCTCTTTTCGTGGATACACCCGCGATATTGATATGG